TCAGCAATGCGTATGGTGGTTCAGCAGTTTTTTTGTTACTGATAACTACCGTATCTCCCATTTTCAGGATGGTCGAAGCTGCATAAGGAGTTTCGCTCGATTTCCAGCTTGGGCGCGAAGTCACGCTCTGTGCGGCTGGCACTTGGTTCAGCCATGCAGCATCAGCTTCGGTTGGCTCAGTGTTGGTGCCGTTCTCGGCAACACACAGCCACAATCCGCCGTTGTAGCTCACGCGGTCGTAGAACTCATAATGCACGCCAGCAACATAATCCCCCATGTCGTTGGCTACCTTAATCTCTTTTCCGGCTGCATTAATCTGCTTCACTGCACCCGTCATATAGATGTTATTCAAGTAAGCCGAGTAACCACTCATGTTTATACCATGAACAGCAAGGTTGCTCAAGTCACCCCATTGCATGGCAATATTAGATGCCTTAATTTCCCACGAATTTTGCCATACCAACAATCGTGTATAAGTACGTGTAGTATATTGCGAGGACATTCTATTAGGGTCAGTAAACGAGCCATACGACACAAATGTCATCGCAGCACTTGGATGATAGCTCAAACGCCAAGCTTCCGATGTTGGGCGCATCTGATAGCGAAACTCCTTATTATCTGCACCTGTTATATCGGTAATAGTAAAATAGCATGTGTAAAAACCTGCATATTGGAAAATACCATCAGCACTATCATAATCTTCTGTGGCATTCATCGAAGAATCAAGCGAATGGAAGATACCCATACAAATGTCACCTACAGCAATAGCACCATATTCCCCTTCTTCCAGTTTAAGCCAAGCTGTACCCGACATTGCAAGCGTTCCATCAGCATTTACATCAGGTTCAACTCGTTCTATAATTCCAGCACCAGGTGCATTCCACTTATCCCCAAGTTTTACATCAATTCGATTAAAACGTAACTCTGGCACTTCCAGAAAGCGTCTTAATCGTAGGCTCTCCAATTCCGCATTGGCATTCTCATCGATGCGACCGCCAAAGCCAGTCATGCCCTCCGCATAACCTTCTTTACCAATGGCAAGCGATGACCGCAACTCTATGCGGTCTCCTTGAATCCTGCCAGTTCTGTCTATGATTGTGCCCTTGCCAGCATCCGACATTGAATCAAAGGCTTCGCCTACCTCTATACCTCCCAAGAACTTCTGCAAATAGCTTGTGCTGTCTGATTTGTCCTTGCGAAGAAAATATTTCTCTCCGAATGTCCTTACAAACGATTGGATTTGTTGTGCATTATATCCACCACCCGATACACCATGCTTCACAATAGAATCAAGCTGGTTCTGTATCTTCTGGATAGTACCTACGGCCTTGTCAGCACGAAGCACAACCTCATAAGTCGGAACACCATCGCCATTCTCCTTTATCGTCAGGCTATTGATAATGATACTACCATCCACACCCAAGTCAGCATCCTCAAACAACATCAAGTCGCCCTCTTTTATGGTATCGTGAATGCTCACACCACCAGTAGCCAGAGCCTCCGCATGTTGTCTCGCCATAAAAATTTCATCCACCTTCGGCTCATACACATAGCGAGTATAGTCATTCTTCGATAGCCATTCAGTTGCAGCCGTTAGCAAGCGTTCACTCGCTGCCTTCACATACACATCGGGCATATCAATGTTCAGCAACACAAACTTATCGCCAGCCGCAATGTTATAGTAGTTATAAGGGAAATACAAGCCAAGCGTCTCATCCTTCACACGCGAACAAGTAAACTGATAACCACCACTCACACGCTCACACTGCTCAATCGCAAACTCCCTACCGCCACACATGCCAGTAGTCATAGCAATCACTGCATTGTCCGAAGCATAATCGTTAATATCAAAACCAATATCCTTAATCGTAATCGTAAACGTAGCTTGTCTCGCCTCATTACTACCATTAGGCGTACCATCATCGGCCACCTGCTCGGCCATCAACACCTCATCCAATGCACCGCTACTCTCAACGGCAATACCAGCAGCCTTCAACTCTTCGGCAGTCATACCCTCCAACGTAGGATAAATCTCCTCCAAGTCACCACTGCCATCAAAGAAAATCGTGCCCTCTCTAATGCCAAGCTCGTCAATGTTAGCACTATCAAGATAAGGGTCTAACGATTCATTCGGAAACGAAGGCAACATCAAGTTGCTAATAGCCATATTGTTCGGCATAGGAGACGACTCCACGTAAGCCAACGGATACTGCGACTTATCCACACCACTCACAAGCTCCACACGCTCCGAGTTAGCACGATAAGCATCCACAATAGCCTTCACTGCCGCACTGGTATTACCAGTATCCGTGTTCACATCAAGCGTCACCTTCGGATTGTCATACACATAAGCCTTTGCAATAGCCGTTACATTGCCTATCTGTATCTTCACACGATACACATTATTCGCTTCCCCTTCCCAACGAGTAGTAAAACATTTCGTAATATCAGCGGTAGTATCAAGCGTCAATCTGCTATCCGAAATACCACTCACCGCATGTTTAGGGAAGAAACACTTCGTTGTCACATCCTTGTAATACGACAAAGGCATATTCTTCACACTACCATAAGCACGAAGCCTTGTCACTATCGCTTGGTCGCTCTCTGCCGTTTTCTGTATAGAATAAAGACCATTACCCTTACCATAAGAGAATAGCTTACCAACCGCTATACCCTCAGTACCAATAATAATCTTTCGCCCTCTGATAATAAAATTTGCATCAAACTCCGATTTCACCAACGCCAAAGCATCCCACACATGTACACTGCTCACAGAGATATTCCTGTTCGTCACATTCACATATTCAGGATGCACCTCAACCACCCACTTATCATCACCAGTATAAATGCGGTCAAGGTTCACTTGTATGCGCTCCGCCAGATAAGTAATATCCTCCGCGTAGAAGCTAAATACAGGAAGCGAAGAGTAATGAACCATATTATCACTCTTCACATAGTCCAAGAACATACATCGTGTCAGTTCATCCGAGTACGAATTAAACACAATATTCTCATACTTAAACGCTTCGCCATAACTATCTCTCGATGCTTGCTTCAACTCCGTAGGGTCATAGTTTATCGTAAAACGCTCTCCACGATATTCCACATAGTCGCCTATCTCAAAATCAATAGGTGTAGGCGAAGATACGCTCAATGTCACATTACATGCACCAAGCCACTCGCCATTATATTCCAATGCAGAGGTTTCACACCTCACTACCCTACCATCCTTGCTATATACCCTATACTTATTCATCCGCCAGTGTTATTTCTGTTGTTGGGTCAGTAACTCTAAAAGTAACAGTGAAAGTAACCACATCACCCTCACTCGTATTACGCACAAACACATCCTGCTTCACACCCTTCACATAAACACCCCTTTTGCCTATCTTCGTGTAGGTGTCATAAACCGACAGATAAGTACCGCTTCCATCCCTACCGGTAAGGTAATCAAGGAAACTGCGCACCGCCACATTAGCACTATCCATAGCACCCTTGTAGCCAAACTCCACATCAAGGTCATAAGCGGCCATAGCAAGCTGCGATGGAAAGAAAGTGTCCTCACCATCCTCATCAAGCCAATCACGTTTAGGCAATTCCTTCGATTCACCATACAGTAAGAACGGAAACTCCTTACATACAATCTCCCATTCCTTCTGGCTATCAATAACCACTCCATTCTCTTTCTTAAAGTAAATACTGTACGGCTTCATCTTGTGTCCTATTTTGTGTTTGTGTTGTATAAAAAAAAGAAAGGCTCAAACCCCTTGTTACAGGAATCCGAACCTTTCTGGTTTCTAACTAAAATGAAATATGTTGTATTTCACCCACAAATATAGAGATATAACAAATACACGCAAAGAAAAGTTCAATAAAAATTTTGTTAATACCCCATAGATAGATTACTACATGTTGTTAAACATAAAAAACTATCACACAGATACGAAGAAAATACCCTTACTTTGCCAAAAAATATAAAATAATATGAAGAAACTACTACTATTCGCATTACTATCAATAGTATTGGTGGGATGCTCAAAAGACGATGACGGATTTAATTTAGCAGGAAAGACATATACAAGAACTGGAGGTAGCTCGTATGGAAATGTTTTGACCTATGATATTCGATTTTTCAATAGCACAGAATATGAATATACCTATAAATCGGATGGGACAATTTTCGATAAAGTAAAATCTACATACTCGTTAGATTATCCAAATATATTATTGAAAGATTTTAATACCATTCTCGAAAAAGACGAAACGGGAACATTTATCAACGAAGAAACATTAAGAATAGGTAATAACGAATATATTTTAAGAAAATAAAAAAAAGAGGGCGGGGCTTTAACACCTCGCCTTCTTCATTACACATAAAAACTAAAACCTATATCATCTTTCCAACACATCACCTTCTGTTTGCACCTTGCAGTTTTCACTACGCTTGTACACATATACTTTGGCAGCTTCCGATTGCGAAACGTGCACAATGGCATTATCAAACACTCGTATAAACACTTTCGACAATCCCTTGGCTTTAATGCTTATTTCAGAGTTATGCCTCACATTGATAGTTGCCACATTAAAATTATCAAAAGCAATATTTCCACTGCAAGCACCGTTTATTACATAGATGCCACTACTGCCTACAACGTGAATATCGTTATCAACAAACACAAGATTTTCATTCAACAAATTCATATCAAAGTTTTTCTTAATAAAGTCAACGCTTGGATAATCATGTTGAATCACAAAGTCAAGACCTCGCTTGTACATATCAATTAACTCAAATGTACTCTTTTCGGTTTTCCAGTCATCTTGCCATTGTTGGCAAAGGCCATACATAATAGCATTATCCTTTAATTGCTTATTTACCTCATTCATATTATTTCACTTTAAACGATTTTGTACCATTGATAACGGCTCTAATTTCAGAGAGCAGAGCATCGTTCGAATCCGCATTACGCTTTGTATTCTGTTGAATCATACTTAATTGTTGCAGTTGAGCTTGACCAAGAATACTCACTTGTGGCAACAGTTCGTCAACGAGCCTTACAATAGCAGCACGCTGAATACTAACATCTTGACGAATTGCATTAAGGTAGGAAGCAAGAATATTTGCAGTATCCTCTGTTACACCCTTAATATTACTTGCTAAGTCACCAGTAGCACTTGCTGCATCCTTAGCTATAATACCCATTTCGGCCAATGCGTTAAGAAACACAGTAACTGCATCAACAGCAGTACCAGCTTCATCTTTCAAGCCTGCAAGAATCTTTAAGCTATCTTCAGTTATCTTACCATCATCTTTAATAAACTGCGCATAGAAAGCATCTGCATACTTTTTAATAATTGGGAAAATTATCGCCTGAGCTACAACATCCGCAACAATATCTTTGAGTATTTTGTCAACAACCTCTTCATAAGCCTTAACAGCATCTTCGCCAGATTCCCATGCGCCAACAATAGCATCCGAAAGTTGTTTAGCCCAATCTTGGAAGTCAATATTCCAAAGAGCCTTAGCCATATCTTCGGCAAAGTGCAGTATCTTATCATCAAGTTCGTCTATCTGTTGCTTATAGTCCTCAATTACCTTAGTATCCTTTTTCTTTTTATCCTCTTCAAGCGACAACTGTCTGTTTAGCTCATCTCTTTCTGCCATAAGCAAAGCATACTGAGCGTCATAATAACTACCCGATTCAAGAGCCTCTTGTGCAGCAGCCTTAGTACCGTCGCTAATATGGCCACCCTTTCGATAGGCTTTCATATTCAAGACTATATCACCTTGGTCAGTACGAGCAGTATCATACAAATCAACAATCTCTTTCAGCTTATCAGTAGTCTTGTCGTCAATGTTAAAGTTGTACACACCGCCACTTCGTTCCAGATTCTTCTCTATCGTGTCAGAAATATGATTTAATATATCAACCCTCGCTTCGCTTGCTTCAATCTCCTTCTGTAAAGCCTTGTCGTGCATAGCAAATACAGACGATAGCATACCTACCGCAGCACCAGCAATAGCACCCCACGGTCCTGCTATGCCGAAAGCAGAAGTAAGTGAAGCACCAGTTTGAGCACCACTTGCCATACCACCAAAAACATCAATAACGCTTTCCAGTACCGAACTTTTCGCGCCAAGGGTTTCTAAAAACTGACCTAAGAAATCTGCCGCCTTTGCCACTGCATTAAACTTATCAGCAACGGCAAGCGCAGAATCTTCTAAATTCTTCAACTCGGCAGTTTCTTGGTTTTTGAGTTCCTTCTTCTTTTTTTCGTCTGTTTCGCTTTTTAGCTGTTTTCTAATCTTTTTCAGTTTGCTCCAAGAATCAGAGAACGATTCAAACGGATTACGCTCTATATCTTCTTCTCGAAGTTTACGCAAAGCTTCTATAATCTGTTTTAGCACCTCTTCGCTCTCAACACCGCCCTCTATAAACTTCTCGATATTGGCAATCATACTATCAAGAGTATCATTAGACACCCTATCAAGGTCATCAAACACCTTAACCCAGTCCGAAGTACGCTTAAACTCCTCAAAGTCAGCCTTGCTAATATCCTCTTTGGCAACCCTTCTGCGCTCTTCAATCATACGCTCCTTATCCTCATCAGAAAGGTCGCTGCCGCGAATAGTACTAATATCCGTTTCAAGGCTACGTTTTATCTCCGTAATCTTCTGCTCGTAGTTGCGATAGTTCTTCACCAATTCCGCAAGATTCTTCGCACTCTCGCTATTCAAACGCTTATTCTCTTTGTTAATCTCATCAACAAGATAACCAATGAATGAGGCATTCTTCACCTTGCTCAAATCAGCCTTACCCAACAGAGCATCCTCAATGCTAATGCCAGAGCCTTCAAGTTGAGTAGCTAATTGATGCTTAAGTTCATCAACATAACTTGTAAAGCTAATACCACCAGCCACACTTGAAGCCACATTCTTGTCAAAACCAGCCTTTATCAAGTCATTATAAATATCCCATCGTTCGGCACTACGTTCAAGGCTATTCTTTAGTTGCTCAATAAACCTATCTGCATCCTTCTTCACGTTCTCATAGCTTCGCTCACTAATCTTCAAGTCAAGTTCAGTCGATAACTCCTTCTGCTTTTCAGTACCACCAAGTTGGCTTTGAATATATCGCCAAACCTTATCTGGGTCAGTAAGAATATCCGCAAGGTTTTTATCAGAGAAAATACTACCGAAAGTTTCATCACCTTGCACACGTTTCAATGCAGCCTCATGGCCTTCTACATCAACCCATTTCTTATATAAAGTTTGAGCCTTTTCAAGCAATTCAATGCGTTTTTTCCACATATCAGCAACAGGGTCATCTTTTGTCTTATCCTTATCATCCCTGTAATTTTCAAGGTTAAACTTCTTGATTAGATTACTATAAGCATTAAGCCTTATCTCATCGCTTTTTAATTCATCTTCATCCACCAGTTCGGGGTTGGTTTTTTTGGTTTTCTTTTGCAAATTTACATCTGCAAGTACTTCATCATACAACTTCAACACTCCTTGTGCCCAATCCTTCAATGGCTTTTCATCATTCTTTGGTGCTTGCGGTCGTAATGCGTTATATAAATCCTGGCTTTTTTCTTTAAGGCTATTTATATAATCATCGACAGATTTTCTCCAACCTAAAAGTGGGTCAGGTTCTTCTGGAGTAGAAAATAGAGCATTGGCCATAAGTTCTATTTCCTTTTCTTTAGTTTGTTTATAAGCCATTTTGCTTGCCAATAACATCGCTTCTGTTACCATATTTTCGAAAGTGGTAAGCGATGCATTTGGAGCTATTGTATTTATATAACTTCTTAAAGAACCTTGTAATATAGTACCCGTTATATTGTTATTAAATAATCGTTCTACTTCAAGCCTAATATTTTCTGCCGTTTTAATCACGTTTTCTTCATCTTTAAACCCAGCAGACTTTAATCGTTTTTTTGTAGTTTCAATATATTCGGTAAGATATGTGTTGTAATCATTCTCTACGGCAATTCTGTTTTCTTGCGAATAATTTTTCTTAGCTTGTTCCCTTAAAGAATTAGTTACTGTTTGAATTTTACTATTCAAATAATCATACGCATTGGATACATTATCAATATCGCCAACCATTGAGCCATATTTGCTTTTAATTTCTTCAATAGCAACATTGTGCTCTGTTGTTCCTTCTTTCGTTTCACCGAGTGTTTTAACAAGACGCTTAAAATTGCTAATGTCATCATTTAGCTTACCAGAAATATCTCTTGCCGATTTATTAAAACTATCTGTTAAAGTATCAGAATTTTTAGCTAAATTATACATGGCCACACCAAGACCTCCGATAGCAGCAGCAGCAAGCCCCCAATGGCCTAATGAACCGATTGCTTTCCACCATTTACTAATGTTACCAACCCATTTTGTCATCGCAATCGCACCTCTTGTGTAAACAACATTATTTGCAAGTTGTGCAGCAGTAAGTGCATTAGTATTACGAATAGCTATTGCTTGTTGAACATTAACTGCAAACAATACAGCTTTGTAAATACCAAAAGCAGTCGCTGCACCTCCTAACAACGCACCCCATTTTTCCCAATTATTAAGCATACGGGTTATCAACTCAACAGTACCTTTAAGCACACCACTATTACCCTCTGCAATCTCAGAAAGCATAATGTCATAAGCATCCTTCAAGTTACTCCACTTACCAGAGAGCGAGTTAGCCAATTCCTCTTGCATTTCAAAGAACTTACCACCCTCTTCGGTCATATCAAACAAGATATCTTGCACCATCTCAAACGAAACCATACGCTTAGAGATACGGTCAAACACCTCGCCAGTAGATACCACTTCTCCTTCAAGTTCTGTAAACCTATCCGCAAGTTCTTGAACCAAAGGAATACCAGCTTCCGTAAACTGACGAAGTTCTTGTCCTCTCAACACCGCAGCACTACGCACCTGACCGTAAGCAAGGATAATTCTATCCATATCCACACCAAGACCAGCACTAATGTCCGCAAGGCGTTTAGTCGTATCAAACAACTCATTATAAGGGATAGAGAAAGCACTCAACTGCTTTGCATACGAAGTCAAATCCTTAAACTCAAAAGGAGACTTAACCGCCAAATTCTTAATCTGCGAATAAATCACCTCCGCTTGTATAGCATCACCCAAGATACTCTTCAACGCAATCTTCTGCTTCTCAAACTCACCACCAATAGTAATCACTTGCTCAGCAAATCGCTTGATACCATACAGAGAGAAGGTGTCACGAATCATCTCTTCAAGTTGGCTTGCATACCCTAAACCGAAATTAAGCGTTTCATTAAACTCCTCCGCTGGTTTCTTTTGATTTCTTAATGCCTCACCGCTCTCATCAGTCGCTTGCTTAAACTTGCGTTGTTTAGCTACCGCATCGCTCAAATCCATATTCAACTCTTGGATAACACCTCTAAATGCTTGCCCTGTATTGTCATTGAAAAGGTCATCCGTAAACTCGCTTATATCCAAGTTAGCAATACGCTCCAGTTCTTGTCTATATTGAATCAGCTTCGACAAAATAGCATGAAGTTGGTCTTGCGAAATGTTACCTACAATTTGTTGGTGACGGAACTTTGCTTCGAGATTATTCAACTCGCGTATTTCCTCGTTCAGTCGCTTCACTTGATTTAAGTATTTAGCTATGCGCTGCTCATCACCTTTATCGCCGCTTTTTATAACGTCAAGTTCGGCAAGCTGCGCTCTCCGGGTAGCTTTACTTAATTTATCCAGATTCTTCAAATGCTCCTTTTCCGCCTTCTCGTCATCCTTGCGTTGCTTTTCTCGCGCCTTGTCTTGCGCACTGTTATACTTTTGTTGAGCAGATATTAACGCATTAACAACCTGTGTTTCGGCAGTAATCTTCGCTTGGAAATCCTTAACTTGTTGTGCAGACAAACTTTTGTTAGCTGCAAGTGCTTCGTATTCGTCATAGAGTGCTTGCAAGCGTTTATAACCTTTTTCGGAAAAGTCACCGCCAACAATATTCTCCATACGAACATCCATCTTTTCAGTGAAGGTTTGAATACGTTGAAGCTGCTTTTCAAGGTTAGCAAGATTTTTCTCTAAATCCTCCTCCTTCGGTTTGTCTTTTCCTGCTTTAGCGGCCTTTTCTTTCGCTTCTGCCAACGCTTTATACTTCTTCTCCAACTCCTCAACCTTTGCAGCTACCGCATCGGCTATTTGCTTGTCAACCTCTGTTTTAGAGAAAGTATTTTCTTGCGTCTTTAAGTCAATCTTAACAGTAGATAATTCCGCAAGGCCATTCTTCACTGCCTCAATCTCTTTTAGTCGTCTTAATACCTCTTCGTCTCCTTCAAGGCCAATACGCATATTCAAGTCAGACAAACCTGCATTGATGCGCTCAATAACATTAAGCACCTTCTCATCACCGCTAATCTTCATATTAACAGAAGAGCCGCCAGACACATCAATACTATTTAATCGCTCAATGTTTTTCTTGTATAACTCGATGCGCTTGTTTAGTTTTTGTGATGCTTCCTCAAACTGCTTCTGTTCTGGACTTCCAATGCCATACCCAGCTTTATTATGGATGTTAGTCATTTTATCCATTTGAGCTTGAAGCTCCTTAACCTTCTTCTCAAACGCCTTGACGCTTATATCAGGAATCTCAATATCCAGCTCGGCCTTGATTTGCATTTCAGCAATCCTCTTACGAGCTTTCACTATATCCTTCTCTAACTGCTCTGTATTAAGCCCCAAATCAAAGAAAAGGGTATTATTATCTGCCATATCTTATTCGTGTTTATGTTGTGTTATAGATTCTTTTCCTTTTACTAAAAACTCTTGAAGGTCAACTCGCGTACCATTAGCCTCTTCCTCCTTCTTTCTGCGGTAGTAGTCCTCTTTAAGTTTATCAAGTTCGCTCTTCGTATGCTTCTTCTCGCCCTTTCTGTCGTAAGTCACTATCGGAGTATCCATAGCAAGCAATTCAATCTGTGCCGATGTCATAACCCAATAATACGAATACATAGGGATAGAATACAAGCCACCAAAAAGCAAAAGAGGTTCAAGCATCCAAGGATGTTTTTCCCCTATTGTTGCTGCTTCGCCGTAACAAGTCCTTGATGGAAACGCTCGGCTTCCTCCTTCGTCATCCGCATTATCGTGTCCCTCATCTCGGTCACTAATATGGTATTTATCAAGAATGGTGTGAATGGAACTTTTTTTTTACTCATCACCAAAATATCCGATAGTTGGTCGTCAGTGTACTCCTTCACGTAGAACCACCAACGCCACATAATGCCATAGAAAAGCTTAATCTTCCAGTAGTTATTCAGAATCATCAATACCGCAGTCTTGCACGATAGCGTATCATCATCCTTATCCTTCAAGGCCACTGCACTAATCTTGCGCATAGTACCCTTTTTCAGCCATCCTATCTTATACTTCTTCTTAGTTCCCTTAATGCCTACTATATCTACGGAGTTCTCCATAGCGTCATTCAGTAGTTGTTCGTCTGCTTGTGTCGGTTGTGTAATCTGTTTCTTTGCCATAGGTTGTAGTTTGTGTAATTAAGAAAAAAGGGTGGCGGCTCGTTTGCTCACCACCCCAATCAGGTCATATTCGATACGTCGATTAAGCACCCTTAGTCAAGAAAGCGATATTATCTTCTGCATCGTCACTTGCTTCAATAGTACCAGTCAAGCGGAAGCCGAAAGGAGTAGTAGAAGCATTTTCAAACAATGGAGTAGCATAAACGGCAATCTTCTTAATCAAGCAGAGCTTAGTCTTGTCGTCGCTAATCAAGCCCAAGCCCATGTAGAGCTTAACGCTTTGCAAAGTGTAAGACTTACCACTCCAAGTAGAAGTAGAATCACCATTCAACACAGCACTTGCAATGTCTGTACCGCCACCCAAGAACCATGAAGTCAATTCATCGTCAATAGTAGGTACAGTTGCAGAGATAGTCACTTCGCCAGCAGTAGAAGTCACAGTCCAGTCAGCTTGCAAACCATGAACCTTAGTGCGGTTCAAAGTAGGCTCTGCTTGATTGAAACTGAAAGAGTCAACTGTTACAGGCATATCATAATCAAAGTTCAAAGAAGTAAAGTTGTCCAAACCATTCTTCTTCACATAGACACCATTCAATCCAGAGAAGATGTCTTTCAATTCACCTTTAGCTTTCATTGCCATACTAATTCAATTTTTAAGTTGTTACTTTGTTATAAAACTTGCTTGGATATTCCATACATGGAATCCATACCCATCATCACCCGTCAAGGCAACTCTGGGATTCGATATTGTGATAAAGTCTGTTACGATAGGGAAACGTGCCACAATCTGCTCCTTAATGGAATCTAACTTTGCAACCCATTCCACTCCATTCACATCCCTCACATATATCTCAATACGAATATAAGAGGCCGTCAAACCATAACCCTCACCGTAGGTCTTACGATACATCATGTTAGGAAGAGACACCACAATAAACTCTTGCATATACTCGGTCACACTCTTGGGGCGATTAGATGTAAACACATTCGCAGAGACGTTTTTCATCTCCGATACCAAAGTCTGTAATATCTCCTTTTGTTTAAAGTCGCTCATAATTGTATTGAATTGATTGTTTTCTTCATTTCTCGCTTAAACTCACCACTACGCAATTCATTTTGCAACGATGCCATCACATCAAGTCGTCTCACGCTTCTCAAATAGTCAGCATAAGTAGCACCATTGCAAACAACGATGTAGTAGCCATGTTTAGGCAGATTAGCTTGATAGCTATGTAAGAAAGAAACCGCAAGGTCAATAGCATAACGCCTTTCAGGAACATCTTGCCATTTATAAGAAGATTCTGGGTTGTAGTCAAATACGTCATACACTTCCGCACCAGTATCAAAGTCACGAAACATCATCGTTCCACCTTGCTCCTCATACAAACCTCTATCTTCCCATGCAGTCAGTTCGTTTCTGCCCACCATCCAATATTCGGCTTGACCAGAAACACCATTTATACCGCCCTCAGTAGCACCAGCAATATGAATCAACTTGCCATTCATGTAAACACCCGAAGCAAAGCCAGTAATCAAGTTACCAGTCATATCCTTCTTCATGGCGGGTTTGCATTGTTGCCAGTCCTCAACAGCACGCTCAACATATCTCTCAGCAAGAGACACAAGTTTATTGTTCACAACCAAGGCCAGTTTCTTTTCAAAAGCACCCATAGCCTTGTCAAACACTTGTAAGTTGGCATCCTTAGTTGCGGTCATATTCCCAATAGATTTCAGTTCCAAAGTTGTTAGGCATCTTGTCAACCACTCTGCCCTCTTCCTTATAGCTACCCAAGTTTACCTCCACTCTATCATTCTCCAACGGAATAACATCCCATTCATTATTTTTCAAAGGAATAGAAAGGATACGTTTAGACGTTTGAACCTCGCCAGCCATACTCACATACTCCTTCTGATAACTACGACACTTACCTTCGTAGATAACAATAGGCTCTGGCTTCGCAATATCTTCAAGAGGGTTAAACTCCTTGATACGCGAAATCACAACCGTATGTGGCCATCTGGGGTTGTTCACTTTCTTTGCCATAACTTCATTCCGATAGAGTTTATAGAAATAGATGATTTTATCACGTTCTCGCCATACTTCTTGTAGATGTCGTTAGCCATAGCGCGAAGATTACGCTTATCAAAAGCAGAACTCTCAGTACCGCCCTCTTTATGCTTCCAGTTACCATCAACATCTTCCACACTGCCAATCTTACTCGGTGTAGAAGCACACCACATATAAAGGTCGGCTTTGCAAAGGTCTTTAGTACGCTTATCAAGGTCGGTAACGTCAGCTCCAATCTCCACTTCTCTATCTACAAGAATTGTAGCGATAGCTTCATCACTGACATCAAAACCTACACAACCACGGAGGTAGGCCTCTATGGTCATGTAGGAATAATCTGTATTTTGAGAATTAGTCATGTGTTACACAGTTACAGTGAAAATACACATATACTGTGGCATGTTAGGCACACACAACACAGCCATTTCACTCTCAACGTACATGGTCTTAGTCTTAGACTCAAAGCGGTTAGTTACCAATGTACGACCACCATCAAACCAAGCAATGCGTTGAGTTGGGTCATCAGTAAATACCATTGGGCGAACCGACTTGATTGTACCGATTTGACCATCAGGAATAAACGATACGTTGGTAGCCTTGAAGTTCTCAACTGTCACTGGCTTGATTGACTTGCTCTCTGCATCATACTTCTCAACGGCAGCCACACTATCATAAGTCTTGATAGGTGCACCGATGATACGTGCAATAGCATCCTTCTTCACATCGTCAGTCAAGTTTTGTGCGTAACTTTGTGCGGCAGTAGCATCGGCAGCAGCAGGATACAATGAGTAACCAATGCTTTGCAATACCTTGCTGTGCATCAACAAGTCGTCAAACAAATCTTCCGACATTTCAAAGTGACCAGCAGGGAAACCAGCCTTCTTCATAGCCTTACGCTTGTTCTTCAAGAACAACAATGGGTCAGATGCACTACCTTCGTTAGCCTTAGTATGCTCTGCGTTAGTCCACCAACGAGCTGTACCGCTCAATGTTTCCTTGTTTGCAGCAGGAATACCAAAGTCAAAAGTAATACCTTGAATACCGCGTGGGTTGTTTTCCAAGTCAATAGTAAACTGACCAGTAGAACAGATACGCATACGTTGGTGAGTGATAGCATTTCTGTTACCACCAAGCAACTTATCTGTCGATTCAAACAACATATCCATCAAAGCAGAGCGAGTATCGCTATTCAAAGCGGCATCACCAAACTTTTGTACCATCAACATGCGTTCACGCAACATCTTAGCGTTCATTGCATAACGATGTTTTTGGGTAGGAATCTTGTTCGAGCCAATAGTAAATTGACCAAGTGACTTATCCAAACCTTCCGAATCAGCATCTACATATACTGGCAAGGTTGTAATACCAAGCGAAGCAATGAGTTGTTCGTAAGTGTAGTCCAACTGAATTTCGCTATCCCAAACAAAGCCGTCTGCTTGTGGAGCATTGTACTTTAATTGGAACTTATCAACAAATTGTTGGAAGTTTTGATTACCCAAACCAAAGGTCATCAAATCATAGTAGTTGTTCACCATATTTCTCATACATCAACCCTCCTTATGCTTCTTTAATTGCTACAATCATCGGCAACTTAGCAAGCACTTCCGCAGGAACGGCCTCTGCCAATCTGTCGATATAAATCTCACCAGCAAATACTACATTACCAGTAGCATTGCCATACTCACCCTTAACGGCTGCATCAACGTAAATATCGTTTTGCAACAAACCGTTCACATTTGCCAAGTTTTCAGCATCACCAGCCTTTACAATAGTAATTGTGTGAGCCGCTTGGTCAAGAGCACACATCGAACCAGCAGGAATTACATCACCTTCTTTATAAGCAGAAAGGTTAGCGATTGTACCACCCACAGGATATGCACCTTTAATCTCATGCCAGATGTTCTTACCAGAACCGTAAGACTTACTGGTCTTTCCAAAAG